GTCCCCCAGATAACGCCGCTCCAGTTATCGTCCCCCCAGATAACGCCGCATCAGATATCGTCCCCCCAGATAACGCCGCATCAGATATCGTCCCGCCATTTATAGTCGGCGCCGTTAATGTTTTATTAGTAAGAGTTTGTGCGGCTTTTTCTATTACCATTGCATCGTTAGTTCCTACTACAATGGTCGGTATAGTTAGTATACCCGTAGCATCATCATCAGTATAAGCGGCAGGAGTGAATAATTTAATTTCAATACCCGCATTTGAAGCATCGGGATTTAGAACCTTAAACGAACTAGCAGCTGCATTTGTGAAAACCGTAGTTGTTTCTGTCTGTCCTCCCAATGACTGTATCATTTTTTCTCTGGAAAACAATGTATAATTAGAACCATTCCAAATGCCAAATTGTCCAAGGTTATTAGTATCTTTTGAAAAATTAAAATCTCCTTTATAAACTCCAGAATTACCTCCAGAACTACCATTATTATAAACCAAATTAGTCTCTCCACTTACGGTTAACGTTCCTACAGTCATTTTTGTACATAATATGTCAGTAGCAGATAAATCTGTAAATTCTCCATCTGGACTAAAAATACGATTTGTTATAATTTTATTGTTTACTGACAAATCATGTACATCTATTAAACTAACGTCAATAAAATCAACTTCACAACTTACACTGGTTAGTGTTTTCGGAAAATGAGTAGTTTCCTCAAAAAACAAAATATTTTGGCTAACAGATTCACCAGACACACCAAAAGAAATGGACGAACAATCTAGGATTGCATAAGATGTATCAGTTTCTATCTTTAAATTATTTTTTACAGTAGTGTTTACATTTATTATGTTTTGAGAACTTACGTCAGTGACATTCAGAATATTAATGTTTGCGGTAGAACAATCCATTACGTTTATAGACAAATCTGAAATGTCTGCACCAGTTTGCGTGATAGTTGCTCGTCCAGTAATAGTAACATTACTATCTATTTTAGCATCTTCGGCAAAAACCATTTCATTACTAATACTAATGATACCAATACCACTAAGGTCCTGAAAAAAGCCAGTATTTGCTTTGATAAAATTGTTTGTGATTTCAGTGTTAGAAGTTTCACTATAATCTACAATTTTTAGCTTACCTTGCATGGTAATATTACTAATATCTTGAATAGAATTAAACACTTGTATTGGATTGGACATGTTTCCACTTCTTACAACATAATATTTACTACTATCGTCACGGAGTAAACAAGCCAATTGAGATTCTATATCAGAAGATGGAAAGGTAATGTTGCTAAAATCAATATTCAATTCACTTTCACTACCAGGTGCTTTAAAAGATAAATTATAACTTAGATCTCCTACTTTCATAAAAGCGTCATGATCTTTTCCAATATAGAACCCACTACCTGGGTCTTCTGCACTGACAGTAAAAGTAGAATAATTGACACCCGAAACATCTAAAAAAGAAGGTAGAGGCGGGAGATCTGGCACATAATCATCTAATACATTCAAAGAGCCATCAATAAATACATTACCACGAATGTACAGTTGGTTCATTACGACAGCATTGTTTGAATCGAGATAGTGAAGGACTTCTGCACTCGTTGTTGTTAAATGAGTAATAGAAGCCGAAATGTCATTAAAAAAGAGTTCGTTGTTATGAATGGTAGTTGCACTTAAATCAACAGTATGCACTTGTTGTGCATTAACCGTGTCTTGAACGAATGTATTAACGTCTAATGTATCAATATGGACTTTATTCAAAGACATGTCATTATTAATTACGAAGTGGTTGTTCTCAAATGTAATATTTCCAGAAGAACTATCAACATGAAACAAAAGATTAGCATGCGAATTATCAACACTTAATTTTATAAGGTCATTAGCATTGTTTTCGGCAACAACAGATTCAGCAGAATTGGAAAGGGAGGACTTTGCACGAAACAATTTAGAATGATTAGAAACTAGATCAATGTTGTAAGAAGGGGTATCGTAATTGATACCAATACCATGGTCATTGCCACAAACGGTCTGTTTCATCAAGCCAAGTTTTTCAGAGACGTTAATATTAGAAGCATCTATTTTGTTAGAAATGTATATAGTAGGTGCAAATGTGTCGCCTTCTAAAAAACTATTTCGTTGAACAACTAGATCTCCCGAAATATCCCATTTTCCTTGATATTGTGAATTTAATGTAAAATGCTCAGTAGCAAAGGAATTGACTTTCAAATGATTGAAAGAGTCTAAATTTCGTATTCCTCCTTGTTTTTTCCACGATTGAGACATATACTATAAGGAATTAAATTATTGAATGCGTTTAATCGTATATTATCTAAACATATGATCTTATCTTAATTTGCGAGTCTTATTGGCTCTGTTTTTATTTTGTATCTTCTTAAGAAATGAAACAATACTAGATTTTTTTTTTAATACATCCATAATGATTTCTCGATAAAATGGTCTAAATTCCTTAAGACGTTTTTTGATAATATCTACAGTAAACCATTGAATTTCTATTTTTTCAAACAATTTAGTTTTACTAAGTGTATTCGTGTTCATTTTATCCCATAAAAAAGAATGATTATTGTTGTAATAAAATGGTAATTTTTCATCGTATTCTAAATAAAACATATGAATATGGTATTTGTCACCATGTGTATATTTATAGAACCCTCCATTTTGATCAATATATTTTCGTAGTTGTTGTCCGTTTCCTAAAAATCCGGTTAGTTCTTCTCCTCCTTCTCGCATAGCAGTGTCATAAATGTTTTCTCCTTTTTCTACACCTCCTCCGAAATCAGAAAATCCAGGAGCGCTATCTTCTAGTTCGTTTTCTTTTCCAAATAAAAAATATAATTTGTTTTTATGTAAACAAATAGGTAAAACACTAGATCCAGTCATATACATTATTACTAGATTTTGAATGAAAGAGGCATTTCTATGTATTTATATTGTTCAAATGAGAGTTCATCTGATTGTTTTAGTTCGTTTAGTTGTTCTTCGTCTTCTTCTAGTTCCAAAGTAGGTATTTTTTTATAAAAAGCATTTACTTTCGGGTTTACTTTAATTCGGTGAGGATTGAATCCTCGCAAATACAAACCTTCTAAAGATTGAACTCTGCTTAGTGCAACATATGTTTGTCCATATTCAAAAATACTATTCCCTATGTCAATTTCAGCAAGAGACAACGTAGCTCCTTGAATTTTGTGAATAGTTAATGCCCATGCTAATTTAAGTGGTATTTGTCCAACAGCAAGCACAGGATAATCGTCAGATTGCCAATATTTTAAACTAATTGGTCTGCGTATCCCATTATAAAATAAAACAACGGGTACAAATATTCCGGCGATTGAAGTAAAAGAAACAATAGTACCAATAGACCCATTGCAAATACCGGAGTCAACGTCAAGATTAACAGTACACATAACATTGCAACCTTCTTTAAGGACAACTTTTTTATCACAAGGAGAATTGTTTTTCAAATAGTCCAATTCAAAATCTTTTTTTCGAGAAGTTAATTCTTTCTGACATTTTATAATAGTTTCATGTGGTATTTGTTTGTTGGATTCCATAAACAAGTTGCAATCACTTTTCTGAATTAATTCGTATTCATATAGAGTACCTGGTAATTTATCAAACATTTCTTGGTTGAGGGCATCAACTTTTTGTTTTGTTGGATATAATTTGGTAGGTACACAACCATTTGTCTTTTCATTGTCTATTTGTTTATTCAAGCAAGCCTGTAATGTTTGTACGATTTCAGGAGTTACATTACCAACTCTTATATCGTTTAAAATTTGTTTATATAATGGGTCTTTTTGGCGAAATAATTGAGTGAATTGAATATGCTGGTCAATTGGAAAAGTTTGGTACCAATTATCAGACTCAAAGCAAAACTGACCATCTTCTTCTGTACCCACAGGTGGCAATTGATAAAAGTCTGCCATAAAAATGAGCTGAATCCCACCAAATGGCATATTATTATTTCTAATTCGTTTTCCAATAACATCTAAAATATCAAACAATCGTTTAGATAACATACTAGTTTCGTCAACAATAAGAGTTTTAATAGATCTCCATCGTTTTACAACCATTTTATTTTCTTGAACAATTGTAAATATTTCTTCTAATGTACCCTTTCCTGTCTTTATTCCACTCCAAGAATGTAGCGTAGTTGCGCTACATCCTAGTAAAATAGCAGCACATCCAGTAAGCGCACATACTTGTGTATTCTTTTCTTTTAGAGGGTTCTTTAATATTTGCCTTATTAGACAAGTCTTTCCTGTTCCACCTGGTCCTGTGACAAAAATATTTCTGCCTTCTTCGTAACATTGCAATGCATATTCTTGTTCAAGAGTGAGGTCTTTTCGTTCCATATTATTTGTGTATAAACAATAATATAATATACAAATAAATCAATTTTATTATTTATAGCAAATTTCCATACAAAATGAAAAGTCAGTTTTTTGAGTGTCTACTTTGTTTCCAAACTCATCTAATAATTGAATTTTTAGCTTTCTAATATCAGTTTTTCCTATATATGTACGAGTGTCAGATAACAACTTACCACCTGCTGTATTTGCTATAATATCACTGTTTGAATCTTCAACCGAAACACGTGCTAAAATATTTGCATCAAACACAGAAGCAAATGACGGTGCTAAGAAAGAAATAGGACTGGTGTTACTATATTCGTCTACACTTAGAAACATATATTTACAGTTATGAAGGTTAGCTGGTGCTTCTGCTGTATATTTAGGGTCGGTATTTTCGTTGTTGGACCTCGGTGGTATAACAATAGTAGGAACACGAAATCCCATACTCCATCCTAATTTTGACTTAACGTGTTTTGGATCATCACTTCCTAACTCGTCTATATTAAACTTAATAGTCACATTAAATTCAGTGCTGGTATTAGAAAATGAAATGCGATTGTTATCAAAATGTACTCTAACGTTATTCAAAGCGTTATTCAATATAGTATTTTGTGTGGAAAAAACGGGATCATCATCATCTTCTAATGTAATATTGTTAATTAATTCTTCTATACTACTATAGTTTCCATCTTTCAAATAAACAACAACATTATTTATTGACATATATGTATTTTTGCGTTGTCTAGAAAATGACAATACATTTGATATTTCAATATTAGTTGCCTTTATAGATTCGACATTTGTAATTGTCTGTGGTAAAGTATATATGTGTTCAGCAGACCGTTCACAATATGTTCCGTCTAAAAATTCATCTTCGTGTCTTGTGTCGATATTTATGTATTTCTTTTTTTGAGGTTGATGGACATTTGTCATAATCATATGTCCATTGGATTCCTGTATTTGAGGTGCCATGAAATTCATATTTTTGGCATCAAAATATTGACTCATTATATAATAAACGAGTATATATATTATCCTAATGTCCACAAGAACTACATTTTGACGAATTTCCTATAAATATTGAATTCATGTTGTTTTGAATAATAGATATATTCATTTTTGGTTTTATAGAAAAGGTATTCATACTCACACTACTGTTAATTATTTTTTTTGATTTTATATTTTTTTTTTTCCTAAATGTATAAAACATAAAATTGATTATATATATATAAGCTTTCTTTTTTCAGATAAAGATATATAGATATAGACCAAATAATATGGATAATATTTGTTGCTTTTGTTCACGTACTTTTTCTTGCAAAACGTCTCTAGAACGTCATAAATGGGACAGTTGTTTTTGGTTACACAAATCAAAAAAAGAAAAGATTCAAGAACTTGAGAAATATGAACCTAAACTTTCTGACTCTGAACAAGATCAGATGATTCGCCAATTATTTCACCAATTACATAAACAAAGCGAACAAATAGCGAGTTTACAAAGAGATATTTCTTATTTAAAACAAAAACAAAAAATAGATATTCTAAAAACAATAAATGCCAACATATTTCCATCAAAAACAGTAAATGATTGGATCAATAATTTATCTGTTACTGACCATCATCTAGAAGTGGTTTTCCAAGAATCCATTAAACAAGGAATACTTGCAGCAATACGTGACTCTATTGAATCATCACGTGCTTTACATGAAAAATTACCTATATGTGCATTCGAACAAAAAGCGAAAACATTATACATTTATGACAACGAAAAAAAATGGATATCTTGTGATATTGCTAAAATGAAAAAATTGTGCGTTATGTTATCTGCTCGGTTCTTTGACCTATTTGTTATTTGGCAAACGAATAACGAACAATTAATATCAGAAGACGAAACTGTTAGGCAACGTGCGGGTACGTTCGGTCAGAAAGTTATGGATAATAGTTATATGCAAAACTCATTTTTATCAACGTTGATAGATACTATATCAAAACAAATACAAATTACATTTCAGCCGCTTGACTTTGAATAATAGATGCGAAATTTTCGTTTAAATAACATAATATTACATCTAAATAGTCCGGAGTTGTAAACTTTTCCCAATCATTACTTCCTACTAACTGTTTCATAGCTATGTTATGTTGAGGACTGTATTCATCTTCCATAACTAAAAACAATATACGCTTTATTTTTTTTTCACTATAGTCTAACTGTTGTGAAAAAGCATAATGTCCTGTAATGTTTGAATTTAGACAAACTAGAACAATTTCAGAGTTATCAATTATTGTTTTTTGTTTTGAAAATGGTTCATTTGGATCAGTTATTGTTACTAAAACATTATACTCTTCTAGTTTTTTAAATAATAATGTATGATATAAATATTTAGTAGACATATGCTCTGCAACGCATATGTGTATATGCCGTTTAGGTAAATATTCAATACTAGATGTTGCTCCCATTCTTTCATTAAAATTATAAAATAAGATATAAAATTTCAATTTTTATTACGTCAAGTAAAAATTGAAAAATAAAATAAAGAATATTTCATAGTATAGTATATAAATCATGTCCAATCCAGTACCAGATCACTTAGCAAAAATAAACCCTCACGAAAGAGACAACCACATATCATTCGATGAGGGTCCTCATATTTATACAATTGATGGTGATTCAGGATTCACATCTGTTACTACATGGGTTCATTCACACTTTTCCCACTTTGATGCAGACAAAGTAATAAACAATATGTTTTCGTCTGGAAAAATAAACGATCCATCTTATAAATATTACGGAATGAGTAAAGAAGAAATAAAACATCAATGGTCATCAGGCGATGCTGCACAAAAAGGTACTAAATTACATTATGATATTGAATGTTTTTACAACGAACAAAATGTAAACAATGAAAGCAAAGAATACAAATTCTTTTTACAATTTTCTCAAGACTATCAACATTTGAATCCATATAGAACAGAATGGATGATTTATTACGAAGAATTACGACTAGCTGGTTCAATTGATATGATTTTTGAAGATAAAAACGGAGATTTATGGGTATATGATTGGAAAAGAACTGGAGAATTATCACCAGAATCATTCAAAGACAAGAAAGCACTAACCCCTTGTATATCTGAAATGCCAGACTGTAAATTTTGGCATTATGCTTTACAACTAAACGTGTATCGTACAATTTTACAAGAAAAATATGGAAAAAAAATAGTAGGTATGTGCTTAGTTCGTTTACATCCAGATAATCCATATAACAATTATGAAAGAATAGAAGTACCATTCTTAGACAATGAGGTACAAGCACTTTTTGAATACAGAAGAGAACAACTAAAAAATGCTACTTAACATGTAAAAAACTTAAATATTTTTGTATATATATAAAAATGAATCTATCAATTCAAAATGATAGTAAATATTTTTTTTTTTCGATTTCTATTTTTTTTCCTTTTCTATATAGATATGTAAAATCAGCATTCAACAAACAAAAAGTAAATATACAATTTATAAGTGAAAAAGAAAAATTTCAAAAATTTTTTCAAGGTAGTTACGAACATACAAACAAAAATATACATAATGATGTCTTTGATGTTGAAAAATACAAATCATTCATTCAAGATGATAACGATGAAGAAAAAAAATGGAGGTCACGTATATTACTTCATAATACTAACAAAGGAAACATTATAATATACTATAACTTATACAAATTTGCATTTTCTTATTACGCAGATTCACAAATGCCTTACTCTATTTTAAATACAGCTGCCATGAAATATGTGAGAACCTTCTATTGTAGAGATTTCTTTATAGACACTATTGAGTTTCCTGATTCTATTCACTCCTCTCTTATTGAAATGAAAAAAAAGGAATCTGAAAACGAAAAAAAGAAAAAAGAAGAAAAGAAAAAGAACCTTAACATTGATTTTGATGATTCAGTTTTTGTTTCAAAAAAGCCTGAAAAAAAATTAAATAAAAACGAAAACAAAACAAATGTTCACAGATCTCGTAACACTTTTTGTTATATGGGAAAAATACGAGATTCTTCCATAATCCAAAAACCACCCCTGGATCATCACACTGTAATTCACAATTATGATTATATTCAATACAAAAAGACACGTTCTACAAATAACACATTCGATTTAAGTACTCTTCTCGTTTGATTTTTTTTTTTCAATCCATTTTAAATATCCATTCGTTTTTTTTAAGTTCAACAAACAACCCATATGCTCTTTCGCTATTTCATACGCTCTCCTTTCTTTTTCAGACATGCTCTTCAAATACTCATTC